AAGAATATGGAGTCGAAAGTGTACTTGAAGCTATTGAGAATGTAAAAAATAGCGACTTCTTGCAAGGGAAGACAAGTAAGCGAGCTGAATGGTTTGACTTTGAATGGTTCGTAAGACCGAATAACTTTCCTAAAGTGCTAGAAGGCAAGTACAACAACCAGGAAGAAGCGAACGAACCGGAAACAAGTTCTTCCGGAAGAAAGTGGCAGTAACAATGATAAATGAAAGCGAAATAAGAAAAGCTATTGCGATTCTCAAGCCGGACGGGCAGTTATTTGAAGTTCGCGTCATATATAACAGCAAACAAATGTATAGCGGATATTTCAAGAGTGCTGACGAATTAATCAAAGCATTCGATAGAGATATCCGTGAGTATGCAAACTGCAACATGTATATGACATTAAATGCGTTGAATGAGGCTTGCTATGACAGAGACCAGCAGAAAAGGTTTTTGAAGAATCCGAAAGCTACCACAAGTGATAATGATGTTGAGGGCTATGAGTATATGTTTGTTGATGTCGACCCTCATAGGCCAACCGGCACATCTTCAACAGAAAAACAGATAGAGCTTGCGAAAGAAGTTGGAAACAAAGTCTATTTGTTCATGAGAGACATTGGTTTCAACGACCCGGTATTTGGATTTAGTGGCAATGGCGTTCATTTGCTGTACAAAATCGAATTAAAAAATGATGATGGCAGACGAGGGTTGGTGAAGAAGTGTTTGCAAGTTCTTGATATGTATTTCTCGAATGACGAGATTCAGATTGATTTAAAAAATTTCAATCCATCAAGAGTTTGTAAACTGTACGGCACGCAAGCTCAAAAAGGGGCGAATACAGAAGCTAGGCCACATAGAATGAGTCATATCATAGGCGATGCAAAGAATGTCAAAGTAAATGATGTTGCGTATTTGAAGAAATTGGCTGATATGTTTCCCAGGGAAGAAAAGCCACAGAGATATAACGGTTATCAACCAACTCAATTCGATTTAGACGAATGGTTGAGCAAATTCGGATTGCGGTACCGGAAAACTTCTTACTCGGGCGGTATAAAGTACATCTTAGATGTTTGTCCGTTCGACAGTAATCACAAAGGGAAAGATGCTTGCATATTCAGAACTTCAAGCGGCGCGATCGGTTTCCATTGTTTCCACAATTCATGTGCTGATAAGACATGGAAGGATGTTCGGTTGCTGTATGAACCAGATGCTTATGAAAAAAGGCAGCAGGAGTATGAACGCAAGATTTATTCAAAACCGAAGAGTCGACCGGAACGAAAGAAAATAGAGGAAAAGGAAGGCAAGCCAGTATTTCTGACAGCGAAAGATATTCTATCTTTGCCAACGCCACCAGAGAGATTCGTCAAGACAGGCATAGCCGACATTGATAATCGAATGAGAGGATTGAAAACTGGTTACACATCGGTAATCTCAGGACTTAGAGCTTCCGGAAAGTCGTCCATTATTTCAGAGATTTGTTTGGATTGCGTAGAGTCTGGAAATAAAGTTGCCGTATATTCGGGTGAACTTGCACCAAAGAACTTTATGCGGTGGATGAATTTGCAAGCTGCGGGAAAAGCTCATGCAGAACCGACACAGTTCGATGGTTACTACAATGTGTCAAGGCAGAACCAAGAAAAGATAGCTGAATGGTTGTCAAATAACTTTTCTCTGTACAACAACGAATACGGAAATGACTTCCTAGCAATTAAAGACCAGTTAGAATGCCTATTTGAGTCAAATAAGCCAGATTTAGTCATACTCGATAACTTAATGGCTTTTGACATTAGAAGTCTTTCTGAGAACAAATTTGAAGCGCAGACGGCATTTACATGGACACTGCATGAGATGGCGCAGAAGCATGATGTGCATATCATGTTTGTAGCGCATCCGAGAAAAGCAATGGGATTTTTGAGACTGGATGATATTTCGGGGACTGCGGATATTGGAAATGCTGTGGATAATGCGTTTATCATTCACAGAGTCAATAATGATTTTATCCGATTGAGTAAACAAATGTTTGGGTGGAGAGATGATGCAGAAATATATACGGCATCAAATGTTATTGAAATAGCAAAGGATAGGGATGGTGGAATACAAGATTATTTCATCCCGTTGTATTACGAGGTTGAGAGCAAGAGATTGAAAAATAGCTTCACGGAAAACAAGATATACGGATGGGATAATAACGGAGATGGATTTAGTGATGCTGGCCAATTCTCGATTCCTTTTGATTAGGGGTTTGTTATGACGGAAGAAGAAAGAAAAAAGTATTATGACGTAATAGTAAGGAACTGGACAGCATTTAACCAATTTTTGAAAAACGGAGATTTTTCAGAAAAAGTGCTTGAAGAATACGCAACTGTGATTGATGAAATTTACACTGGAAATGAAAAAACAGTATTTGCGAAAGAGATTGGTTTCGCTGTCTTAAACGAAATAGAGCGATTATGTAAGGAGAAAGAGCAATGAACAAGAAAGAGGTATTGGAGATCAGGAAACAATTTACACCTGCAAACTGTGCAATCACACGTATTAGCGGATGTTATGTAGACCATGAAAAAGAAAAGCGAATGACATCAAGAAATGCGTTTTTGTCGCTCCCGGAAGAGGTAGCATTTAAGTATTTTGATATTTTCAAGAAAACGTTATCCGGAACGATAGGGAAGAATCTTCTGAACATGGAGTTTCCAACAGAACAGGAAATGCCGGGAGGAAAACAAGAATTCTTGATGAGACTCCGAAAGAGCAAACTGGAAGACGATGATCTTCTGGATGAGTTCTACGATAAGGTTATCGAGTCTTATGAATTCGCAGAGAATTATTACATCGTTCTGATTCATGTGATGTATGACATTCCGGGAAAGAGTTCGGATGGAGCAGAAATGTACGATGCATCTGAGGAGATATATGAATTCCTGTTATGCAGCATATGTCCGGTAGAACTGTCTAAGGCAGGGCTTACATACAACGCAGAACATTCACAGATTGAGGACCGCATCCGTGATTGGATTGTGGGCAAACCGGACAAGGGATTTCTGTTCCCGGCGTTCAATGACCGGAGCACAGATATTCACAGCGTATTGTACTACACGAAGAAATCGGCAGATTTGCAACAGGAATTAATTGACGAGGTACTTGGAGCTGAAATTCCAAAATCGGCAGATGAACAGAAAGAATCCTTCAAGTGTCTTGTGCAGGATGTCATGAACGAGCAACTGAATTACGACAATATGAGGTTCCTGCATGACAAGTTGAATGAACTGGTAGAGGAACATATAGAGGATGCAGAGCCATTAGAAGTTGATAAGAACGATGTACGAAAGATATTGCATGAGTGCGTTGGAGATGGTGAAGAGCTGACTGCTTACGACCAATATTACAACAAATATGTTGGCGAGAAAGGGAAACTCCTTGCAACAAATATCACGGATATGAAGACATTCAATCTTAGAACACCGAATGTAAATATCAAGGTTGATTCTGATAGAGCAGATTTGGTTGAGACGAAAGTAATTGATGGCAGACCATGTGTTGTGATTGCAGTAGATGGAATTATTGAAGTTAATGGGATAGATGTTGCGACAATTGGAAAGGAGAAAAATCATGAAGTATAAAGTTGGAGATAAAATCAAAATTATTGAAGGAACAAATGGTTGTTTAGGTGCTGGAGGGAAAATCGGTATTGTGACTAATAAAAAAAGCAACAATGGACTGGGAAATGGAATGGAAGGGTTCAATGTAGAGTGTAGCAATGGGGAAATATGGAGAATCGGTTTCGAGTCGGAATGCGAGCTTCTAGAAGAAGAACTGACAGCAGAAGAGGTAATTAAACTTCATGGTGAAATGTGTAATAAAAAGGCTTGCAGTGATTGTAAACTAAGTTCTAAGAATAACGGTATGGGTATTAATTGTGGTGAATTAGAGAAAAAACATCCAGACAAAGTAGTTGAGGCCCTCAAGCAGTATAAGAAAGACAATGAGATTGAGACAGAATACATTTGGTACGTGCAGATTGTAGAAGTCGACACTCATATCTTGAAACATGAGGAGCCATTAAAAGGTGTTCCAGAAGATAGGGCGATAGCGGAAATTCTCAAGAAATGGTGTTCGGAGCATGAAGGTAAGTATTACGCAATCAGTGAAAGACGATGTGTTGTAAAGGAGTAATCCAATGGGTGCAGAGAAAATGAAAATCTGTCCGGTCTGCGGAAAACAATTCAAGCCGTGGAAACGTCAAGTGTACTGCGATAAGAATTGTGCCACGATAGCTCGATTGCAAAGAAACAAGAAAAAGCAGGAAGTTAAGCAAATCCCGAAAGCAGAATGTTCAATCAGCGATGTGGCAGCAGAAGCAAAAAGACATGGGATGAGTTACGGATATTTTGTTGGACTTATGTGGCTGAAAAAGACTAGAGAGCCGGAGGTGTACAGGTACAGATGGATGTAAGAGAAAAGATAGATTACATGATTCAGTGCTTACAGGTAGCAAAAGCAGAGTATGAGTATGCAAAACTTATTGAGGCTGACGAAGAATATTATCTGATTCATAGAAGTCCGAATAAAGCATTGATTGTGGATAATTTGCGGAACGTGGCGAGAATTGGATTTCAGCTTGCGAATGAGGTGAAATGACATGAAAATCAGAGAGTTAGCCGAATATTGCAATTCAATAGAAATTGACTGTGATAAATGCGAAAACAAAGCACAATGTGAAGAAATGGGGAACATACTGGAAGATATGTCTCCGTTTGGATTAGTTGCTTTTGTGGATGAAAACACAGAGTTGGATTAAAAAACAATCAGGAAGGAGCAGGAGATTTGCTGGCCAGCGTAAAAGAGCTCTTTGCTCCGATAAGAAAATGGTAAATAAGGAATTAAAAGAATATTTAGGTGAATTTAACGAGGATTCGGACGT